GGTGAAGACCTGGCCCTCCAGCGGCGCATCCTGCATCAGCAGGTCAGGGGTCTCGCGCCCACCCACGAACCCGATCTCCAGGGACTCGATCTGGCGCGGGTCGGCAATCACATACCAGTCCGTCACGTCGGTGAACTGCGCCACCGAGAGCGGCTCCACGGCCCCCTTCAGCACGTTCGCGTCGTTGTTCATCGACCCCGGCACCAACGTGCTGCTCACCAACGTCATCGACGTAAACAGCAGGTCCGGCGGTACGAGCAGGTAGGCCGGACGCAGGTTCAGGCGCTTCCCCGCGGTGTTCGTCTGCTTCATCATCAGCGTCATCGCCGACTGCAAGGCCGTCGCCGAAAGCGCGCTGGTCAGGCGGTTGCCGTGCGCCGTCTGCGTACCGTCGTCAAAGATCTTGGTCGCGTCGGCCATCGTCGGATTGCCCGTGAACAGCCCGTAGACGAACTCGTTGATCGTGATGCCCGCCGCGATTGCCAGTTTCGACGGGATCTTGCGGATGGCGTCGAGGTCGTCGTTCAGGATCGCCTCGCGGGTCACCACGACCAGGTTCCCCTTCTTCACCGGCGCGTACGTCTCGCGGGTGTCGTCCCACGCCAGGTTGGTGTACGCGCCACCCTCGGCCACAGTCGAAAGCGTGCCGAAGTCGTGCAGCCGGATGCGGTCCTGCGTCTTGAAGTCGCGTAGTGCCCTGATGGAGACGAACTTGCGCCAGTCCTGCGGCTGTCCGTCATAGTCCTGGACCAGTCGCTTGGTCATGCTGTTCAGCAGGGCCTGGTTCAGGATGCCGGTGGTGACCTCGTTCGCCTCGCGGGCAATCGAGAGGCCCGGGTGGATCGTCCCGGTCACCCCGGCGTCACCCGTCACCTGCACGTATGCCTCGCGCAGGCCAAGCCAACGCGGAGGTCGCACCCCCGCCGAACGGACCGCCGCGACGTCCGGATCGTCCGCATGTTCGCGCACCCCGAACAGGCGGTCCATCGCCACCTGGATCGCCGCCCGTCCCCGGGCCATCCCGGTCTGCCCCACCTCCACCCGCGCGGCACCGTGACCGCGCACCAATCCTTCTCCCGACGTCCGTGACGTAGGTGCCATCCCGCCGCCGGTGGCGCCATCGGTCATGCCGCGCAGGGCGTCCAGTGCCTCCACCTCGGCGTCGAGGGCAGCCTCAAGCGCGCGGGCATAGGTCGCCGCATCGGGCCACGTCACCGCACTGTTTCCGGTGCCGGCTGGCGCCATCGGATCCCACTGCGCCCGCACCTTCCGGGTGACCGGCGCGGGCAGGGCGCGTTCGGCAAGCCTCTCGATCAGGATGTGGGCGCACTCGATCTGGAGGTGTGCCGACGTCTGGGGCTTCGGCGCCACCTCGGCAACGGTGGTCATCTGGACTGGAATGGCCGGACCGTGGTCGTGCCCGATAGCCGGATGGACCGTGCCGCCATCCTCGCGGACGGGCACCAGCGGCATGTCCAGCGTTGTGCCCACCAAAACGGATTCATCGTTCATGCAAATCTCCTCGGAACGCGAGCAAAGCGTGTGCTGCAAGGGCCACGCAATGGAGATGGGTTCGGAGCCACTGGACACCCCGTTGTGCCCAGTGGTCCCGCGCATGGCAGGTTCCCGATCTCGCTGCATCAGGGCGGCCCACGTCCCCCGGTGCCTCTGCCCGTCCCGGTCCCCGTGATCGCGCGGTCCGACCCGATGCGGTGCAGGAAGCGTCCGCCGGCGCTTGCGCGGGTCACCACGTCGCAACTCCGCACCACCGGGACCGCATCGACGATCGTCGTGCCGGGCCGGACCCGCGCCATGGCGTCGATCGACAACCCGACCGGCGTGGTGCCGCCGAGTGACGTTGCCGCTTCGGCCAGACCAGTCACCCACGGCATGCCGGGAGTCAGGTGCAGGGTCGCCACCGCTTCAAGCCGGGAGATCCCGTCCGGGCCCGGCACCTCGCGCAGCGCCGGATCGGCGAAGTACCCCACCAGATCGCGTACCGTCCGCGCCGGTTGCAGGCGGTCACCAACCGCGGTCGGATGGTCGGCAAAGCACCGCAACCCCGAGGCCCGTCGCGCCACATCCTGCACCGCCGCTCGCGTGTACTGCCTCCCACTCAGGGCCAGGCCCTCGCGCAGGATCACCACGCGGTACGCCGTCATCGGCCACCACCGTCGGTCCGGGGGCCGTCGCCACCGTCCACCGCATCGGCGTCGCCCGCAAGGCGCCACCACAAGCGGCGTGCCTCGGTGCCAGATACCCACCCGCGGTCGGTCGCCGTCGCCAACGCATCGGTTGCCTGCGAGAGCCACGCCACCCGCACATCGCGCGAATCGGCGACCAGTTCGTCAAAGGTCACCGTGAAGCGCCGGTCGGCCCGCGCCGAAAGCCTGCCGGCTGCCACTTGCGCATCGAGGGCGCGCCGGATCACCCGGGTCAGGAGACCGCGCAGGTACTCCTGGCGCCTCTGGAACCGCTTGATTGCCGGCAGTCCCATCTCCGAAGCCGTCGCGCGGTTCGCGTTCCCTCCCTCGGAGAGGTAATGCTCGGGCACCCCCGCACCCGTCGCGATCATCAGTCGCAGGGCACGCCCGTCGTCGCGGACGTCATCGGCACCGATGTTCGGCTGCACCGCCCGCCACGACTCCACCTCATTGTGGAAGAGGATGCTGCCCGGTTCCGGTGGATACGCCTCGTACTCCCGGCGCAGGCGTTCCAGGTCGTCGCGGCGCCCGCCGGTGACGGTCACGTCATAGAGGAACGCCCCCTTGCTGCGGTTGATCCGCACGCGGTCCAGAAGCCATTCCTTGTAGCGGATCAGCCACGGCAGGATTGGCGCCAGGTCGGAGCGGCCCCGCCGGGCATTGCTCACGCGGTTGATGGCGAAGTGGTCCACCTCCGCTGCCGGGATCCACTCCCCATCAAGGGTGCTTGCTCCAACTCCCCTCGCTTCACTCGCCGCACCACCTGATGCATGGACGCTTCGCTCATGTGGCGGACGGTACAGGTACCTTCGTGGCCGTTCGATATCGTCCGGATCGGTCTCGATCGCCTCGATGGCCAGCGGATCGAGTTGGCGGATCACCACGCGTCCGGTGGCCGAGTCCGTGAAGGCGCGGAGGAACTGTTCGCCAAACAGCGAGAGTTCGGTCTGGATCGCGTAGACCCGCAAGTCCAGGCGGTTCTCCGGGTCGTGCCAGAAGCGGTCGATCGCCCGTTGCACCCGCGCGTCGGCAGCGGTGGCGCGGACCCCACCGCCCAGCACGAAGTTCGTGCCCTGTTCGATGACCGCATAGGCCAGCGGGTTCGTGCAGTACGCCTCGTAGGCATCCAGCAGGAGTTGGCGCGTGATCGACGGCGACGGTTCACGGGGGGTCTCGGCCTGCCAGGGTGATCCCGCACGCCGCCACGCGGTGTCGTCCTCCGCCACCTCCAGCACCCGGGTCGGCACGGTAGCGCGCGCCCGCACCCAGACATGCGCCAATCCCGAGGCGTCGCTTGATGGAACGCGGTCAAGGGTTCCCGATGGGTTACTTTCTGGCGAACGATCTGGTGGTGTTGGCACGAACTGGGCGGGTGAACTGTCGGGGATCGGCATCCGGCATCCTCCCTGCCGGTCGCGTGCATCCGCACGGGCCGGTCATGCCGGAGTACTGCGCGTGCCTGCCCGAAACGTGACGCCCGCCTGCCGGAACCTGCCGGTCATTCGCGGAAAATGAGCGTTGCGCCGATCTCCTTGACGGCCTCGCCATCCCACCGCAGGAACGAGACCAGATTCAGCCGTTCGCACGCGTTGCACTCATTGACATTGGCCCTCGACACGACGGCGAACGTGCCTGGTTGGTCGGTCGCCTGCAGTTCGCCGGCAGCTGAGACTTTCCAGAGAGGTTCCGGTGAAGACCGGTCCCACGCACTGAAGTAGGTGTTCCCGTAGTTTCCACGCGCGAGGGGATCGCGGTAGTCCGTCACCAAGACCAGCAGGTCCTCGGGCCCGGATACGCCCGCGACCGTCGCACAGTCCACGGTCACCATGTCCCAGACCTTGATCTGCCGGTTGACCCGTTCCTGGTACGCCTCGGGGACCGCCGGGACCTGATCAGGCCGGAAGAACGTTTGGCGGCGAGGCAACAGCGACGGCATCGGGTCCGCGGGTGGCATGGCGGATGCCGGCACCATCTCGGAGAGGGGAACGATCCGGGTCTGGCTGACCCGAGGGTACCCGTTGGATGTGGTGACCAGGAGGAACTGTTCCCCGGCATCAAGCGCGAGGCTCTCGGCCCCGGTGCCGTCCATGGACGAACCCCACGACGCAAGGAAGGTGCCGTCGGACGCGAACTTCTGGATCCGTTCGGAGTAGCCATCCCCGACGTACGCGTTCCCGTCACGGTCGATGACCAGGCTCTGCGGGCCGTAGAGTTCGCCCGGCCCGGTTCCAGGCCGTCCCCACATCCCGAGGGGGCGCCCATCCGGTGCGAGGCGTTGCACCCGGCCATTCCCGATCTCAGCCACCAGGATGGTGCCATCGGCGTCGATCGCAAGTGCCGACGGATAGCGGAACTGTCCCGGATTGCCCCCCCACTCGCCCCACCGGGAGACCTGCCCGTCCGGTGCCTTCACGTTGATGGCGTGCTGTCCGCTTTCCCCGACAGAAAACGTCCACCCCCGCCGGTCCCGCACCGACACCACGTCCGGGGCGGTCACGCCGGCGGTGACGCCATCCCGCATCGCGACCGGTGCGTCCGCCGGAGCATCCGGTACCGACGATGCCCGGGCCTGCCCAACCGCGAGTGTGAGACAGAGGGCGGACAGGGTCAATGACTGCAACTTCAACTTCATGAATGCAGTATAGAACGATTGCAGAATGGCGAGAATGTCATGGAATTACCGTGGCCGGCACTACCGCCGTCCTGTCAGTACCCGAAGCGGAACATCTCCTGCAGGATGGCCGGGTAGTTGCGTTCGCGCAGTTTCGTGGCCGTGGCTTCAACGTCATACGGTATCCGTCGTGCCTCGATGGTGACGGCGTCGCCATCGATCGTCGCCAGCAGGTACCCCGTCCGCGCGTCGCCATCGCGCGGGTGCCCGACGCTTCCCGGGTTGATGAGGTAGCGGTGCCCCTCCTGGAAAGCCAGGACGTCACCGTCGTTGAACGGCACGAACGGCCCGCAGCGCACCGGTTCGCCTGGGGCACTGGCCGACACGAAGTAGCCCGGATGGTGCGAGTGGCCGACGGCAACGTGCGTGGCATCCGTCGTCTTGGTCAGGACCTCGTTGGCGGTCGACGCGTGCGTCACATAGCGGTTGTCTGGGTCGTGCACGATGCGGAACCTGAGATCCACCACCTCCTCCGGCCACGCCTCCAGGACGGTGCGGTCGGCATCGGACATGTCCAGCCAGTTGAGGTAGTCGGCGTGACGGTGGTAGTTGTCCGGTTGCGCCCACAGGTTCTTGATGGAAGTCCGGTCGTGGTTGCCCTTCACTGAAAGCACCGGCACGTCGATCGCGCGCAGGGTATCCAGAACGGCTACCGGGTCCGGGCCATAGCCGACGGTATCCCCGATGTTCCAGATGCGGGTGAAGCCACCGCGGGCCCGCGCATCCGCAAGGCACGCCTCCAGCGCTTCGATGTTGCTGTGGATGTCCGAAACGATCAGGATGCGCTCACCTCCCTTGTTCCGGGTGTCTGCGTGTTGTGTGGGGTGCCGGGTCATGCGTCCTCCCTCTGGCTGCTTGCAAGCATAGCATGGATGATCCCTGTGGCAGATATGGAGATATTTAAAAGTTGATCTGTGCCGGTGAACCACACGAGAATATGGTGACCCACTGGTAGACAGGTACCGGACGGGCGTGCTTGTGACACCGGGGTTCGTGCCGTCGGGTTGTCGTGCCGGGTGGCGCGTTGTGATTGCCCCGCATCCGCGGTTGCATTCGGGCGGTAGCCTGCACCGGGCGGCGTGGACCGTCGCCGGGGAAGGAACGGTGACCGACGGAATGAGCGGATCAACGCAGTCACACCAGGTGTCAGGCACAGGCCCGGGCGCACGGATCCCGCTTGACGGAACCCTGAACACGCGCGATATCGGTGGCTGGCCGGTCGGCAGTGGCGTTGGCGCCCAGGTGCGGCACGGTGTGATCTACCGGTCCGACACGCTTGACCGGCTGTCACCCGCAGACGTGGCCCACCTTGCCCAAGCCGGAGTGCGGACGGTCATCGACCTGCGGGCGGAGGACGAACGGCATGGTGCAGGCCACCTGGCCGGCGGACTGGCCTCGGCCGGCGCCACCGTGCACTCCTTCCCCCTCTACGACCGGGTTTCGGCCGGCACCCTCTTTGCCCCGGCGGCTGAAGGCATCTCGCACCCACTGGAAGCGTTCTACCGCACCATCCTCGTGCGCCACGCCGACGCCATCCGCAGCGTGATCGGGATCCTGGCCGATCCGGCGAACCTTCCCGCCATGGTCCACTGCACCGCGGGCAAGGACCGCACCGGGATGGTTGTGGCGTTGCTTCTCTCGGTGGCCGGGGTCGACGACGAGACGATCGTCAATGACTACGCCCTGACCGGCGCCAACCTGACCGAGGAATGGATGGAGACACGTCGTGGTGACGCCGCGCGATACGGCCTGCCATGGGAGGCCCTCAAACCCGCTCTCGAGACGGCACCCGAGGCAATGCGCGCCACCCTTGCCCATGTGCGTGCAGAGTTTGGCAGCGCCGCGGACTACTTGGTCTCGATCGGCGTGCCTCCGGAGAGTGTCTCGCGCATCCGGGCCAACCTGACCGCGACGCCGCCCGCCTGATCGGTCTTCCCGGTCGGCGGGTTACTGACCCCTCTCCGGTGTCCGGCGGTGTCACAAGTGGCCACCGCCGGTACCTATGTGTCTGAACCCGCCGAGACACACTGTGGAAGGAGGCAACGATGATCGACCTGAGCATCCTC